ATGATATTTGGCTATTTATACCCTGTCTATCAGATCAATTAATTGATTCATTGACGGGGGCATTCTTAGCCAATCTTTAGACGGGGGTGGAAGCACGAGTGGGTACTTGACGTGTACTACACATAGTACGGTACTTTTAAATAAGAGTGTCATCTACATTATCATCTCTACTCAAATAACTAATCCATCTCTTTCTCTTTATCGGGAAAGATGTTTTAAACCATACAAATCTATTCAACATCTATTACAACTATCTCCCATCTCTCTTCCATTAAATCCAACTACTTCTATTATTATTTATTATAATTTACTACTCCCTAACCTTCTAATTGTTGTTATAATTATTTGAAGAACTACAAACTAACTTCCACTCCCATCTATCTCTATCCCTAATATACCAAACTCTTCTATTATTATTGTGGCTATTGTACCAAATCCAATATAAAGTGCGTCAACCCATTCCATTTAATTTTACTGTACTAATTGCTATACTGACAAGTTTACTATTTGCTACATATAACAATCAAAAAACTAATTTTTTATATATTTATAATAAATGTATATAATTGATTTACAGTAAATAGCCCTATAATTAAAAAAATAAATGTTAAAAAACTTGACTTGTATTTAAAAAAATCGTAACTTTGAAGACCCGAACGGGGGAAATAATATATACAACAATTAAAAAATATATTTTTTGTGTAATTTATAAAATAGATTTTTCGAAGACAAAAAATATAGATTTTTCTGATGCTGAAAATATAGATTTTTGTATAATTAAAAAATAAGTTATGAAAAAAGTTAAAATTGATTTTGACAATAAAGTTATTATTTTAGAAAATGAGATTGCTTATGGTGATCTTCTAGAAATAATGGATATTATAACAGATGGTGAAGATGTAGGTGATTGGAAAATTAGAGTAGAACCTATATTTGTAGATAAACTAATACCTATAAAAAAAACATCTAATCCTTGGATTACTCCTAGTCCTACTCCTAGTCCTACTTATCCAATAATTACGTATACATATAATCTTAATGATACAAAGTATAGCAGTGGTGTTACTAATAAAGACAAAAATAATAATATAGAAACAACTTAATAAATAACAAATTAAAAGTTTATGGAAGAACAAATTAGAACAGCAGTTAAAGTTGGTGATTTTTTACCACTTAAAGGAAATGTGGTATTGAAAGCTACCGCATATGCTACATCTTTTCAACTTTATCTAGACGAAGATGAAGTAGCAAAGAAAGAAAAAGAAGGTAGAGATGTAAGAATTAAGTATAATAAATCTGTTGTTGCAGGATATGCTGCAGATTGTAAGAACGTAGAACTTGGTAAACAAGTAGCATTAGAAAATACTAATCAAATTCGTAGAATACAGATTAAAGGTAATGAACAATCTTACGATAAAGTTAGAAGTAGGATTAAAGATATGCCTGGTGATACTCCTGAAGAAAAAGAACAAAAGAGATTACAATATCAGGAAGATGTTAGAACTGGAATAACACATGAAATTGTGGATTACTTTATTACTCCAGAATATAACATTACGGGATTACATGATGTAGAATAATATGTAGAACAAACAACATTGATAGGTATGTTAGATATTATAAATAAAACAATATTCAATAAAATGATAGATAATCCTGATGATACAATTGGGAGTAATACAAGAAAGCGTATAAACAAATTCAAAAGTAATGAAAAACTTAAGTTATTTGAACTTATAGTAGATTCACAAGCAAGTGCAATACGATTTGGTATGGAAAATCAAGTACCTATTAATGTTCCTTATCTTGGACAATTTAAAATAAAGCCTGGTAGAAGACAGGCATTAGAAATAAAACGTAGCACTTTAAAGGAACACGGTATAGAAGATTATGATTCTCTTAGTGATGAGAAAAAAGAGGAACTTAGAATAGAATATACTGAAAAAATAAGGCAAAGGTTTTTAAAAAACAAGCAAGTAAAAAAGGAAACAACCCCATTTAATAAGCCATCTGAAGATACATTTAGCGAAGAAATACAAAATAAGCTAAAAAATCAATTAGATTTGAAAAAATAACTTGACTTTGTACCATATTTATATTATATTTGCATAAATAATTTTAATTTAAATATGGAGGATATACAACAATGACAACAACAGACGTTATAGTTAAAGAAAGTGCTATAGAAAAAGTAAGTTCTGATTCTATGTTTGATTTGATTGATAAACTTAAACGTGGAAAAGGTAAAAGAGAACTTAGTAAATTTAAGATTATAGTTAACAAAGTAGCAAATACATTAATTTTATTATAAATTATGGCAATATTTGGAATAACTAGAGACAGTAAAGCATATGAATCAGAAGATAAATATGTTATTTCCTATTTAAAAACAACAGTTAGGTTATTTGGAGTACCTGTTTATAACTCTTATTCTAATAGTAAGAATGAATTTACTTTTGAAGAAAAGAACAAGAGAATAAACGGAGAACAAGTTAAATCATTGGGTTTTAATACTGGAAATAAACATGGAGTTAAAAATACCTAATTACATAGACGTAATAAGCCAACATATAGATGTTTATATAGATAATACATTAGATGATCTTGGTGAATATAGTCCTAATGAGAATCATATTAAACTTAAAAAAGAACATGAAGGTGTTAAGTTGGCAAAAGATAAAGTTAATTTAGTATTTTTCCATGAAGTAACACATGCTATATTGGATGGAATAGGAGAAGAAGAACTGTATGTAGATGAAAAGTTTGTAGAAAAGTTTAGTAATGTGTTATACCAAGTAATAAAGCAGTTATAATGAATACTATTCTATATTTTGACGAAGCTTGTCATAAATATACTGATAATGAAAATAATCTTTATATAAGCACTACTACTTTAATTTCAAAATACGAAAAGAAACAAGATTTTTCTCAAATAGCTTTAGCTTGTGAAAGAATTGGTAGAAACCCTAGACATCCTAAATATAATAAGTATAAGAATAAGAGTAAAGCACAGATTGAAAAAGAATGGGATAAGATAACAGAGATTGCTCTTATTGATGGTAATGAAAAACATAATTATTTAGAGGATGCTGTTAAATCTGCTAATGGTTATAAAAGAGTTGGTGAAGAAAGATATATAAATGATAGAATTTACACTATATCTGATATACTAGATAATCATAATTATGGTAGAATAGATATAGATTTCTTTGTTAAAACTGGAATAAAAGATAGATACCCACAAATATTTGAACTTATTCGTTTTTTTGTAGAACAAGGATATAGAATATATAGTGAGATTGGTACTTTTTCTGTTAATTATTTGATTTCTGGTTTAATTGACCTATTGCTCGTTAAGGGTGATAGGTTTTATATTATAGATTGGAAAACAAATAGAGCAGATATCAAATTCGAAAGTGGATATTTTGAAAAAGATACTAGTGGAAACTTAACAGATAATTTTATTTATACTAGAGATTATTTTCTTCCCCCCTTACATTATCTAGAAGCAAGTGTAGGTAATAAATATACATTACAACTTAGTATGTATGATTACCTAACAGAACAATTTGGACTTACTTGTCTAGGTAATATTCTTTGTCATATACGGAAAACAGATTATTCTGAATTTGACGAAGTAGTTATAAAGAACCCACAACTTGAATTATACGGTAAACAACGGGTAGACTTTCTACCAATAAAATACCTGAAAGATGATATAATTCGTATGGTTGAGGATTATAAGAGTAATAGACCAAACGAACAATTAAAAATGAGATTGCAATGAAAACTATAGATAAGGAGAAAAGAATTACTTATTCAATAAGTAAAGGGAAACATTATAGTAATGGTAATAAAAAAGAAAAAAGAATATTTACAAATGTACAATATTTTAAATTTTCTACTAGACTTGAGAAAGAACATTACTATAATAGAGAAGATGTAACTCACAGTGGAATTAATAAACTATTTGGTTTTTCAAATATATTACATGATGAAAAGATATTTGGTAATATACCAATTATACGTAACTTAGTTAATTCTTTTTTAGTAGGCTGGCAACCTAATTATAATACTGGTAACAATATGTTTATTTATGCTTATTATGATGTAAGTGGTAAAGAATATATTGAATTAGTAAGCGATGTTACTCTACCAGCAGTTATTACAATGGAAGCGCATCGTATTAGTAAAGGAGAATGGGAAGTAAACTTTTCAGTATCTAATAATAAAGAGTATAAACTATTTGAATATGAATTTTCTTTTGGTACTAATATAAATATGGGATACTTACTTAATCCTTATTTTGGTGGTAAATCCACTGCTCCTAAAGATTTTATTTTTGATGTTAATAAAACAATCCAAAAAGTATAATTATGTATGGTAGTGTTATTGTAATACAAAATAGGTTGTGGTATTATCCACAAACAACTGTTGGTAAAATAGAAATAACAAAAGAAGGTAAAACAATTTATGATTGTTATTGTTTAGAAGATACGGTTAGAGGAGTAGGTATAAAAGTACCTAAATTTACTGCTATACCAGAGTATATATATAAAGTTAGTTATAGATATAGCCCAACTTTTAAGAGAGATATGTTGATGCTGTATACAGAAGAAGATATGTGTACTATAATAGCTCATGGTATAACTTTTAAATATGTATATTCACATGGTGGAAATAAGCATGAGGATACAGATGGGTGCATAATAGTTGGTAAAAATAGGGATGAGAATGAAATATATAATTCTGCAGAAAGAGATATATTTGATATTGTATATCCAGAATTAAAAGATAATCGTAAAGTAATTTGGAGAGTAATTAATAATCCTACAAAATAATATGAATACAAGAAGAACCGCTGTATATATTGCAGGAGCATATAGTGCTGATAATGTATTAGGAGTGTTAGATAATATGAGAATTGGAATGAGATATGCTAATGATATATGGAGATTAGGATATGCTCCATTTTGTCCTTGGTTTGATTATCATTTACAATTAATGAACCCTGATTATGTTAAGACAACAGTATCTGATTATTACGAATATTCTATTACTTGGTTATTTCTTAGTGATGTTATGTTTGTAGTACCAAATCATTTGAAAAGTGTTGGTACAGAAAAAGAAATTACAGTAGCCACTAATAACAAAATTCCTATTGTATATTACAGTATTGAAAAATTATTAAATGATTTTAAAACAACAGTTGCAATATGAAACCAACATTATTTAAATTTAAAGAGGGTATCATAGATTTTGCAACAGAAGAAATTGCATTATATCCTGAATTTGCTCGTATACTGCATAGGGATACAACTAGTGCTGCTCGTATGCAAGCCAAAAAAGAATTTCATTATATATGGTTAGTTGCTGATTATCAAAGTCCTTTAATTAAAAGAGGTTTAACAGGTAAGAAATTAACTGAAGAAGCCAATTTAGAATCTGGTGCTAATGTTAAGTCAATAGATGCAGATATAAAAAAGGCTATTGCTAAATATAAGGAATTACAATATGATATACGAGAAGAATATATTATGGAATTACTATCATTGTTTAAATCTCAATTAGATAGGATAAGATTAATTCGTGGTGTATTCGATGAAATAAAAGGTAAAGCAAATTTAACACTAGAACAAGTATCTATTATATTAGACAAAGAAAATGAATTATTTATAATTGCCACTAAGACACCTGCACAAATACGTGCTTTAAATAATGCATTATCTGAGATAGATAGTATGGACAATAAGGATGGAGATGAATTACGTGGAGGTGGTGTTATACCAGATAGTGCTTTACCAGAAAGGACTTTATAATGGAAGAAAATAAGGTAAAGAAACCAATACCAAAATATGAGATTGGTGATACTATAAGTAGAGCTAATGATAGATATACTTATATAATTCTAGGTAGATTTCTAACAAAAGATGGTAAGATATTTTACAAAGCGTGTAGATTATCTACTGATCCTAGAAATAGAATTACAGTTAATATACTAGAAACAAGTGTAATAAATGGTTAATCTAATAAACAATATTGAGAACTGGTTTATAAAGATGTGGTTCTACTTTAGAGTTACATTCTATTTTAGAGAATGGTATAAAGTAAATGAGAATATAAAAGATTTTACTTTTAATTTAGAAAAGTCTGATCTTTTTAATACTTCAATAGTACCACATATTGGTAAACTTCCTGCATATTTACATAAAGATGAATTTGGTGAACAATGGTTAAAACCAAATTGGAATCCTTCTATTCCTAAATACGATACAATGTATCCTTGGGGTGGTAAAATAGAAGATGTTGATCTTAGTGATAATGATCCAGGTTTAGTAGTCCCGACAAATACTGGTTTACATTTTGGTTGTGTTGGTAATGCAGACAATAAAGAATATAAGCATAGTCTCATATATTCTAATTTTACTGTTGGTCCAAGTTTTGCTATAGATTTTATAGGTAAAGCAAGTCCACAACATGGTGTTATTACAGCATTTTGGGTTGCAAGTTTAGATGGAGTTTTTGAAATGGATGCTGTTGAATATATGGGAGAGTGGAAGAATGCTTTTACTGCAACTCTACATAATGGTAATAGTTATGGTAAAGTAGGTCATTGGAGATCAAAAAATAATAGAATAAAACATTGGAAATATAAACCAACTGAGAAATATTATAATTACAGAGTTATAAATGATGTTGATAGAGGAGTTTGTAAGTTTTATATAAATGGATACCTAATACGTAAATTTCATAGAACTACAACAGCACCTTGTCATATTATTTGTGGAGTTGGTGTTTGGAAACATACAAGTTCCTCTTTTATAACAGAAGCAATCTTAGATTCAGTTATAGTATATGAGCGTAATAAAGGATAAGACATTACCTTTCATAAAGTATTGCGAAGAGGATATAGATTCTTTTGGATATAAACATTCAAAAGATTTTGTAAATCCTAAATACGGGACATTGTATAATGATCCCGATGATGACTTTCTAATTGGAGAGAGTGGGGGATTCTTAATGAATATGAATTTCATATTTATTAATACAGATAAGTTTAGACAAGCAGCAATATATTATGAAGAACATGGTGAGTATTGTCCACATAGACCAGGAACAATAGCGTATAATGAATTCTGGTCTACTGAAACTAATCGTAGAAATAAAGGTGTTACTTATAATTGTAAGTTATTAAAGAGGGATGTAGTAAAGTATTTATCAGCAAAGACAAAAAAAGAAGCTGAGTCTTATTTAAAACCTTTACGAATAACTGGAGATCATTATCATTATCTAAATTATGGTAGAATTGAAAGAACTCTTACTAGAGAAGAAGAATTAGAATATGATAAGATAGGTAAGAAATCTAAAACAAAATGGGGTTTTCCTAGATTTTGGGATGGAGATTATTGGAACTTTAAAGCAGATGAATTTGCTTTTGCTAATGGATTTAATCTATGTAAAGGTAAAGCTAGACGTAAAGGATATTCATTTAAGAGAGGTAATCAAGCTGCTAATACTCTTAATTCTAATAATGGTATTACCATTGTATTGGCTGCGTATGATGATAAGTATCTTACTGGTGATGGTGGTACAACAGTAATGGTTAAGAATGCTCTTGACTGGCTAGAAACAGAAACATATTGGAAACGGTTTTATGCAAGTGAAAAACTTAATGATATATACTTAGGTTTTAAAACAAGAGCAGGTGGTAATAAAGTATTTGGTTGGAAATCTAGAGCAATTAGTGTTTCTTGTGCTAAGAGTAGTAGTGCTGCAGCAGGTAAAGGTGCTCTTGAAGTAGACTTTGAAGAAGCAGGTATATTCCCAAATCTACAAGAAACATTTGATATTACTGCAAGTACCATTGAAGCTGGAGCAAAACTTCGTGGTATAATGCGTGTATATGGAACTGCTGGTACTAAGGATGCTAATTGGCAAGCATTTGCTAATATGTTTTATAATCCTAGTTCCAATAGAATGATGCCATTTGAGAATATATGGGATATTAATGCTAGGAATAGAGTATGTGGTTTCTTTCATCCACAGGTTTGGAATTACGAACCATATATGGATGAATTTGGAAATAGCAAATTGAGAGAAGCATATGCTGCTGATTTAGAAGATAAGAAGAAAGCTGAAGAAAATAAATCATTATCTGATTATCTGGTATATGTAGGTCAACGTGCAAATAGTCCAGAAGAAGCATTTAAACGTGGTAGTGAAAATATATTTACAACTCCTGAGTTAATTGATCATGTAACACAAGTTGAATTTAACCCTGATTTTCATGCTTGGACTGACGGTATGCCAATTAAAGATTCTTATGGTATTGTTACTTTTAAACCAAATGAGGTACTTAAATTAGAAGGTAAACCATTTCATCCGTATATAGAAGAAGTACCATTTAATCCTAAACAAGACCCGCATGGTTGTGTTAGAATGTTTTATCCACCTTTTAAAGATGCTAACAATCAAATACCAAGTGATCTCTTTTATATATGTTATGATACGATAGATAAAGATAAAGACAAGAAATTTCTGGATATTAAGAATTCTCTTAATTCTATACAAGTTCTAATGTATCCAAATAATATATCCAATAGTACTGGAGATATAATAATGGCTTCTTATGCTGGTAGACCAAATACTATGGAAGAATGTGATAGAATTGCTCTTCATCTTTCTATTCTATATAACGCTAAGATAATTGTTGAAACAAATGCTGGAGAAACAATTGCTAATTTCAAACGATGGGGGCAACTACATAGACTTTATCGTGATCCAACATCAATAATAGATGGTAAAGCAGTAGAAGCACTAAATGCTCCTTATGGAATGGTAATTGGAACTAGTGGTAAGGCAGAAGATGGCATTAGGTATATAAGAGATTGGTTATATACGAAAACAGGTATGGATGAGGATGGTAATTTTAAGTTTATATTGCATTATATCAGAGATTTACCTTTATTAAAAGAATTGTTAAATTATACAGATAGTGGTAACTTTGACAGAATTAGCTCTCTTAGGGTAGGTATGTTTCAACGTACTGCATATAGAGCAAAAAATAAAAAGGCTACACCAAGTAGTGGATCAGGTAAAGATATTTATGAAGAAATAGGTTTATACGGTTTTAATTAATAACACAATATGGCAACATTTCCAAATCATAGAGTTTCTAATAAAGAAAAACAAACAGAAGAATGGTATATAAATGCGTATGAATACTATCTAGCAATGAGTAGAGCAGGTAAAAATGATACTGAAGTAGAAGATATGTTAAATGCTGCTAATGGTATTATTGGAGAAGACACGTATAAATATGTATTAGAACCATTATCAGGAGAACAAGATTCTGTTAAGAACTTACCTGGTACAATTAGAAATGTAGACTTCCTAACTCCAATTAAAGAAAAGAATATTGGAGAATATATTGAACTTCCTTATAAATTCCAAGTTTTAGTTAATGATCCAGAAGTTGTTTCTAGTAGAGATTTAGAAATAAATAAACGTATTACTGCTGCTCTAGAACAAGAACTAATTAATATTCTTAATAAGAATGGTATAGAAACTGGTATAGAATCTCAACCTGTTCCAGATTTAGAAGTACTTGTTAAGAATATTAGAGATAGTTGGTTTGATGAGCGTGCTCAAATAGGACAAGATGTATTAAATCTTATTAATCAAGAAAACAATTTTGATATAGAACGAATACAGAATTTCTTTTATTGGTGGGCTACAGAACAATTTTACATACATCATTATATTTCAAACGGTACTGTAATTAGAGAAACCATCAATCCTTTAGATGCCTATCCACTTGAAAATGGAGAGCAATTTGTAGAGGACTATGATGGTTTTATAATTAGAAATAGTATAAGTTGGGAACAATTTGTAGCTAAGTATAGAAACAGACTTAGTGCTAGTGATAGAAAAGTAATTGAAGAATTACAACGAAATAGAAGTGTTAGTGGAGAACTATCAATATCCAATATATTTATTACTCAATTTACCAAGAGAACTTGGATGAATACTTCTAATAGCAGTAGTTATAAATTTGATAGTAATAACCACATATACGAATACAAGATATTTTTTAAGACAGAAGTAAAGAAGAATATTTTAAAATATGAAAATGCACTAGGAGAAATACTAGAAAGAATAGTAGATGATGATTTTGATATAGATGGAATACCTGGTGCAGAAATAGTAGAAGAATGGATTCCTGAAGTATGGTGTGGTGGAATTGTTGGTAATATAACTGATGGTGGGGCACGAGTTTATTTGAAACCTGAGCCTTATGAAGTACAACGATATGACTCTCAATTTAATTGTAAACTTCCTATTAGTGGTAAGAAAGGATTACTAAATTCTAATAGTTTAAATCCTGTACCTTATAGGATATTACCTTATCTTGCTTTATTCAGAATATATACTTTGCAACAAGAACGAGCTATTGCTAAATTTAAAGGTAGTATAATGGCTATTCCTAAAAGTATGTTAACATCTGGTGAACAAGGTGCAAAAGGTGTATACTTTTATATGAAGGCTGACAATAGTATTATATATGATGATTCACAAATTACTCCACAAGAAGTATCTGTTGGATTTAAAGTAGTACAAGATTCTGGATTAGAGAGATTTATTGTTGCTATGAATGAGCTTCGTAAACAGATGAAAGAAGAGGCTTGGGAATTAGCAAATATGAATGAACCTCGTGCAGGAGATATTAATCCTAGTGCTGGTAAAGGTGTTACTGAACAAGCAATATATAGGGCTAAACTTGGAAGTATATTGATGATGTACGTATTCAATAAAGCAATGGAGAAATCACACGAGATTGATCTTGAGTTATCAAAAGTTGCATTTATTGATGGTAAATCTGGTTATTATGTAGATGAGAATAATGAACCTGTTTTTGTTAACATTGATGGTGTTAGTCATTTCCAAACTCCCTATGCTTTATATGTAACAAATGCTAAGACAGAAGATGATAAACTTAAAGCATTTAAAGATATGGCATTTTCTGCTTCACAAAACGGTGATTTTGATCTTGCTGCTGAAGCTATAACTGCTAATAATAGTATAACTATTAAGCGTAGTATAGAGAGGTACATGGAAGAAAAACGTAAGTTTGAACAAGCTATGGAAGATAGAAAGAATGAAGCTATGGTTCAAGCTGAACAAATTAAGAAAGATACCGAATTGTCTAAACAAGAGCATGAGATTAATAAAATATATGTTGAACAGGAACTAATAACAGAACGTGAGTTATTACTCAAGTCTAGTGATCCTGAAGCAGATAATAGTTTAGATGTTGCTATTAAAGATATAGAGTTGCGTTTAAAGGAACGTAAACAAATGTTAGATGAAAGGAAACAGACACATCAAGAACAACAAGATAATGTTACTAATCTACTTAAAGATAAACAGATTAAATCACAAGAGAAAATAGCAAAGATGAATAAGAACTAAAAAGCATTTTATTAAAATTTAATATAGCTCCTTATGGGGCATACCATATATTATATGTAAATTCGTGAATTAAGTTATAAATTATACAGGATATTTAATAACCTATAAAATTAAAAGTTAATATGAAAACCGTTGAAGATGACAATTTCAGAGATTTTAAAGTGAAGAATACAAAGGTAGATGTAAATAAAGATGAGAAACCAATTGTTCCTGATGCAGATACTCAAAAGCCTGCTACTCCAACAATTGAAAATCCACCCACACCTAATCCTGATAAACCAGAAGAAGGTAAAGTAAAGGATGGTGATGTTAGTAAAGAAGAACCTAAAGAAATAATTATCAATGATGAAAAATTTACTTTAGATGAAAAAGGAAACGCTGTTAATGAAAAGAATGAAGTAATTTATACAAAAGAAGAAATAGAAGCAGCGGCTACTACTGATGATGGAAATGAAGATGAAAATACTGTAAATGTAAACAATGTCTTATCTTCTATCGGGATAGAAATTAAAGATGAAAGTGGAAAACCTATATCTTATGAATCTACAGAAGATGGAATTAGACGAGCAATTGAAGATGTCTATAAAAGAGGTAAGATTGAAAGTAATAATGAAGCTATAAATGAATTATTTACAGAGTATCCAGTTCTTAAAGATGCTCTTAATTATATGCAGATTCATAGTACAGACAGTCTAGATGGATACCAAAAAGAACCTAATTATTCTAAAGTAACTTTAGATGAAAAGAATGAAAAACAATTAGCCGATATACTTTATAAATCTAGAATTTTAAAAGGAGATACAGAAGCAGAAGCACAAAGGTATGTTCAATATTCTAAGGATGATAACAAACTTGGAGAAGATGCTAAGAATGCTTTGGATTATCTTAAGAATAAACAAAAATCTGATAGAGAATACAGAGAACAAGTAGTTGAAAGACAAAGACTAGAACAAATTGAAGAGGCACGTAAGTTTGCTGGTTTTGAAGTAAATGATAATGGTCAAATAAAAGACCTAAAGATTAAAGGTAGTGTTTATGATAAAATAATTAATACAAATAATCTTGATCTTGGTGATTTCAAATTTAATATTCCTCAAACAATAAAAGTAAAATTGGATAATGGTAAAGTAACTTCTGCAACAAGGAATGACTTTTTATCATATCTGATGATACCGAAAGAAAGATTATTTGGAAGTCAAAAAGTAGTTATGACAGATTATGAATATGATCTGGAGCTTCAATCACAGAACACTACAATAGATAAAAATATACTTGATGCTTATAAACTCTTTACTGGTCTTAGTGATTCTGAACTTGCAGAACAAAAACTCAATCAGAGAGAAGTTGATAGAATAAGAAAACTAACAATTAAGAAGTCAGGTAGCGCACAACAAAGACCTAAACCAACAGGTGATGTTAAAGTTAAGCTACCGTTTAATTAGAAATAAATTTAAAAATTCATTAAAAAATGAGAGAACTTTATACAACACAATATCATAGTGATACTTTTACAGATGAGAACCTTCTGTATAAAGGTAAACTTATGTCCCCTGATAAATTAAATAGGGGTCTTACATGGATGTGGGGTAAAGATAGTGATGCATATCCTCTTCTTTATCTTACAGAGGGACAAGGTAATTTCAAACGAATTGAAAAGAAAGGTCTCAATGATACTCAATATGAATGGGATGTATTCGGTAGGATGAAAGTAACAAGTAAAGTATTAGGACTTGTTAATTCTAGCAATACAGATCCAGGTCTTAACTTCCAACCTTTTGAGGTTGATTTTGAAGATAACTGGTTGATTCCTCAACATGCTGTATTTACACCTGATGGTGATTATCAAGTTAGGGTAGAAAAAGAACCTACTATGATTTCTCCAAACAGGTATCGTTATACATTTACAATACTTACTGGAGATAGCACTAAATCTGTACCTGTTGGTAACTTCCTCGAAGGTCGTAACTGGGCTATGTCTGCTCCTGCTACAACTGCAAGTAAAAGTGATGGTACACGTAGTAATGAAATGACACCTGGGAAATGGACTAATCAGTTTGGTTTCCATAGGTTCTCAAAAATCATTTCTGGTAACATTACAAATAAAGTTGTTGTTTTAGAATTTGAAACAGAGGATGGTGGAAAGACACACTATTGGCTTCCTTTCTCTATGAAACAATTTGAAATAACACGTAAACTTTTGGTTGAAACTGACTTGTGGCATAGCGAATATAACAGGGATGCTAATGGAGTTATTCATAATAAAGATTATGAGAATGGTGAACCTGTTCCTAAGGGTGCTGGTGTCTATGAAATTCTTGACTCCGTTGGTAACCACGATACATATTCTGTACTTACTCTTGATAAATTTGATTCTGTACTTAACAGGATTTATAATAATAGGGTTGGTGATACTCCTACTGAAATTGTACTCTATACAGGTTCTGGTGGTGTTCGTATGTTTGATGCAGCTCTTCGTGCAGCTTCTGTAGAAAATCTTTATTTCCAGAAAGTTGGTGAAGAAACGATTAGTGAAGATAGTGGTTATATGCAATATGGTAAGTATTTTAATTCTTACAAGACTATTGATAATAAAATCATTACCATTGTAAATTCAGATTTCTTCAATCATGGTGTTCGTGCACGTCAAGATAGGGCTGAAGGTAGGATGCTTAATGGATTCCCACTGTATTCATATAATATGGTATTTCTCGATCACTCAATGAATGATAGTGGTGATAGGAATATTCAGATTGTTTATGAAAATGGTCGTGAATTTATGACTGGTGTTTATCGTGGTATTACTAATCTACCTGGTGAATGGGGAGCAATGCAGGGTAAAGCATCTAGTGAGCCTATGCTTCTTAGTACAAGGAAAGATTTGGCTGCTTACGAAGTATTCCAATCAATAGGTATTTCTATTTCTAATCCTACTACATCATTCTGGCTTGAATGTGTATAATAAGACATAACACTTGATAAATATAAAAGATATAATTAACTTATAAATACAAGTAAAATGAGCGTTGAAATTAGTAAAAAAATTAATATATATTGGAAGGAAAACCGTTCAGGTTTTTATGTTGCTAACAAAAAAGAGATTTCTCCTGAGCCACGTTTAATTGGTTCTGCACAGAGTTCTGTAAGTAAAATGTTAGCACAGAGTGAGGAACAGGCAATGTTAATGCCTATACTTGTTGGTGAAAGTCCAACATCACAAAATTGGCAAAAAAGATTAGCTACTTATTGGCACTCTTTGTCTGTTCCCATACTTCCATCAGGTAGAGAACTTGAGATTGGCTTTAAATATGATTATAATACAACTAATGATATTAGACGAAGCCATATTGATAAACTCAACAAAACAGAAATAAAAGATTCTTCTAGTCTTTCTCAGTATGTAGAAAAGAGTGTTAATGAAGAAGATAAATATAAATATGGTGAACCAATCAACATTGAAGATTATATGTTATATCGTTATTGTCTTACATATAGAGATGTAGCAAATGATATTAAAGATGTTGATAAAAGTTCTAAAATTAGATTCTATTTGTTTAGTAAAGAACAAAGAGATAAACTTCGTAAAGAAGCACATCTTAATAAGAAGAAAGCTCTTGCTAAATATTTAGAAGTAATTAAAGATGAAGGTTGGGTTCTTGATTTACTTTATGTATTAGGTCGAGGACTATCTGCAGAAAAAATGGATAAAGAAGAACGTGAACAAGAATTGTATAAGGAGTCTGAACAAAAACCAAATGAGTTTATTGCATTAGCAGAAGATAAAAATGTTAAACTTAAAGGTTATATAGAAAGACTTATTGGAGCAAGTATATTGAAGCGTCTTCCTAATTCATCTATTATTGTAGATGGAAATGCACCAGAATTTATAGTTGCGAATACAATAGAAGAAGCAATAACATTCTTTAATAATGAAGAGCGAAATAAAGCTAAGATTAATGAATTTAAGACTAGATATAACGGTTTAAAAATAAAATAAAATGACAAAAATTTTAACACGTGTATTAAATAAAGCTGCTGCATTAGAACAACAGATTACTGCTGGTACTGGAAATACATTGTCTACCACATATGGTAATACATTTGTAACTCGTGTAACAGTTGGTAGTTTTACACAAGCTGTTGCTAATGCAAACCTTGGGTTTGGTAAATTACTTTGTACTTTACCCAAAGGTAATATTTTCATTCACGCTGTTTACCTTGATCTAACTTACGTATCCAGTGTTTCTAATACAGTTCAAGCTGATATTGGAGTCGGTACAGTAATTGCTTCTGGTGCAGTAGCAGTGTGTGGTGGAACAGCTACTTTTGAAGATTGTTTGGATGGTCAAACGGTAACTGCATTCAACGGAACTACTCCTGTAAATTATGAAATTGCTAAGGTTGGTGAAGTTGACATTAAAGACGGTGCTAGTACAGCTAAATCTCTGTACTTAAATATTGCTGGTGCTTGGAGTGGAATAACAGGTAATCTTACATACTCTGGTACAGTAAGTTTTGTTTGGAGCATCGTTAATGTATAATCAATAAATAAGATAATAAGATGAAACATTTTTTAGTAAGTAAAGCTAGTGTAAATTATGCTCTTGATGTTGCAACTGGTGATATTGCTGGTTCATGGGATATTGCTGCTTTGACAGATGGCGCTCTTGCTGCATTTGAGTCAGATGGTACACTAATTGACGATACAACCCCTTCTGTTGATACAGATTCTGTTTACTTTGCAATTGGTAGGTATGGTGTTGGTGCTGCTGATATTTCTCCAACTATTGATCGTGCCACATTGGAAGTTGTAAAACAAGAATATACAGCTCCTGTTGCTAAGGTCATGTATATTGGTGATGATGGAAGTAGCACATATGACTTGAATCTTCCTGATCCGCTTGTTTCTGGAACATCAGTAATTGTAGATATAATTGATTTATCTCTTCCTGAATATAAAACAGAACGTACAATTACAGTAGAATATGTAATTACAGATGGAGATACACAGAATACTATTCTGACTAATTTGGTTGCAGCAATCAATGCTAATACAAGGGCTGCTGCACTTTTGACTGCTGCTACTTCTAATACTGCAATTGGAACTCTTGGTCTATCTCTTACTGGAGACACTGCTGGTAAGGATTTTACAGCTAAGGTTCGTGGTGTTCTTGAAGATGCAAGTGTAGTTGAATACCAAATGCTCAATGGTGTGTATACTGCTGGAGAAACTACTCCAACTGCTATTGTTCTTGGATATGGTACTTCTACACAAATGGCTGCTTTGGAAGCTGCTTATAGTGTACATGAGGGTAACATAAATAGCAATTATCTTGGAAGTCAGCTGTACAGTAAAACAAGTAATGTTGTAACTGGTGAAACCTATACTACATATACTTTTACTTGGCGTAATCCTAGAAATAGTGAATTCCCTAGCGATCAAAGTGTTAAACAGACACTGGTAATTGCAATACCTCACGATGAAACTGGTGCAGGTAAAGCTATTACAGCTATGGATAATATAATTGCGGTTCTTTAACATTATTTAAGTAGTCCCATCTATTTAGGTGGGACTACTTCTTATAAATAGAAAGCAGGTAATATGAATATAGCAAATATGCACATAGGTATTGATGTAGAATTACGTGAAATTAATTCTACATTGTTTGATAAGATTCAACATGAGGAAAAAGACTATGTATTAAATAGAGTAATAGAAGAACTATTACTTGCTGTAATTAATGAAGAAGAGAATACTGTATTTAATGCTATTTCTTATGAGGATATACGTAAGTTTTATAGTGTTCTTCAAACTCATATAAGAACTGAGGAAGTGGGTAAATCACAGACAGCTGGTGAGAAATATGTTGAAGCTGATTTACCATCTGATATTACAATAGAATCTATTAAAAGTGGTTTGTTGTATAAGGGAGTTAAATATAAATGTATTACTCCTGGTGCAACAAATTTAACTGCTTTTGGTGGAGGTAATCCTAGCGCTGTTAATAGCGAGTTTACTTGCACCATTAGTAATTTAACTGGAACTAGTATTAACTTTATCGAAGGAGAAAAATATAGAATATTAAATCCAGGTCAAGGTAGTACATTTGCTGCAGTTGGTGCACCAGATGCGAATCCTGGTACTGTGTTTACTGCGACTGTTACCTCATCTGTAACTGGGTTAACAAAAGCTGCTACTTTTGAACATCTTAGTGATACTCCTAGTTGGGATGGAATTACTACATTAGTACCAAGATATAATCCTGGTTACTTTAACATACTTAATTTTTATGTTAATGTGGATTATGGTGCTTATATTAGTAGTGGTACATTAACTCCAAATAAAAAGTATAGAGTTGTTACAGCAGGTCTTACTGATTTTAGTGGTGTTGGTGGGTATAATGCTTGGCTAGCAGAAGATGTAGTATTTACTTGTAACTCTAGTAATAGTATAAGTTGGGATAGTGATACACAACTTGTTGAAACTAAAGATGTACCTTGTCGTATTGTTAGAGCAAACGATATTCATACAACTTTAGATCATAAGTTTGGTACTACTATAACTAGCCCTATTGCTATAATTGCAAATGATAAACTTAGGATATATCACGATAATAAATTTGATATTAATCGTATTTATATAGACTATATAAGAAAGCCCGTAGAAGTAAATTATACGGACAGTATTGATTGTGATTTACATTCTAGTGTACATGGTTTAGTTGTTTCTCTTGCTGCTCGTAAATTAGCTGCTAGTATGGGAACTCAACAATATCAGAATCTAGCAATAGAATCAGAACAAACGAAGAAGAAGTTAACGGAATAATATAACTTTAAATTGTAATAAAAATGGCATACGAAAAATACTTTGGAAATAAGTTATCGGGTCTTGCAGAATTGATTAAGAAAGTCTTTTTGAATAACCCGCATACAGATTTGAATATTGGGCATACAATTCAATCTACTGATTTTAATGTTGTTGCAAATGCAGGGTCTACTCAGGCTACTGGTTATCAAGTTAAATCAGTTTGGACTGAAATTGGTACTTGTGCTAGTGCAGGCGATGCACTGAGACTTCCTTTAGTTAAGAAAACAGGAATGAAGTTTCATATTGTAAATCATGGGGCACAATCAGCAGATATATTTCCTCCTGTAGGTGGTAATATACAAGGGGCTGGTGCTGATACTGCTAATGCTCTTGCAGCTGCTGCTTCTAGAATATATGTGCTTGAATCATATAATGCTTCTGATGGTACTACACTTTGGGTAACATTTTAATTTTGGTTAATTATGGCATATGCATTTAGTAAGGTAAGTAATAAAGTAGTTGATTTTGAAATTAACAGCTTTGATTGGGCAAGTATGGTTGTAACAATAACCAAACTTACTCCAAATACATATGTATATTCTGGTACTATAGATATTGATTTTACAGCTATTAACGAAAGTGTATTTGAAGAAACTGTAAATGTTTATGGTATATCTGCAGCAGATACATATAGAATTACGTTTAATGAGGATGGAGTATATAAAATAAATGTTGTAACTACTAGTTCAACTACGAATAAAGATTATATATTTATCTCAAAAGATAGTTTAATTACATATTTAACTGAGGATGTTAATAATGTATTAAGTTGTAATCCTGAAACAGAATGTCATTGTAATGAAACTTGTGAGAGATATTATAACTTTAATATGCTTACTTTGCTAAGTGCTAGCTATTTTGGAGATGATATTGACATTAATTTTAATTATGGAACTGTTACTTCCGGTGGGTTAATATCTGGATATGATTACAAGTGTACGTATGCAGGTAGCGGTACTCGTGATTTTAATGAGGGAATATCTCCACTATTAATGGAGAAATCTAATTTTAATGTAATAGCTGCTGATACTACTCTGGTATTAAATACAGTATATACTTGTATTTTCACTGGTACTCCTGATGCATGGGGGGCAACAGTATTAACTGGAATGACAGATGAGTTTACAGAAAGACTTCAGTATATTGCAGATACTATGGATAGAATTGATGATTATAAAACGAACGTTTGTTCATGTAATTGCGATTAATCATGTTAAGTACAATTAATCCATTATATTTAGGTTTAGAACGAGAATATAAAGAGTTTATTTCTTTATATGGTTCTGCAATTAATGATCTTTGGACTAAGCAATTCTTACATGAAGATATTAATGGAAGGGGAGTTACAAGATATACTGTTGCTCAGTATATGATAGCTTTCTTTTTGGCATATTTAATTAAACACGAATATTCATTAGGAAAGTTAGAAGAAAGTTTACCATCTAATTATAATATGACAAATATAAGAAAATATTTGAATAAGTTAGGAATAAACTTTGATTTGCTTTCTGATAATATATATACAACACAAAAACTATTTTCTTTAGAAGTAAATGATGATGATGAAATTGTAGACTCAGTAAGAAATAGAGAAATAGATAGTTCTGGTTTTACTACTGATACACAGGATGGAATGTCTGTTATTGTTCCCAGCAGTTCTGTTAATTTTACCATAACTGATTATATGGATGAACTATCTTTTGTAAAAACATATTCATCTTTTACCCCGTTTTCTATAAATATTGTTTACTATATAAATCATTATACAGCTTCTATAGGATTTTATAAACACAATAACAGCGATTCTACAGAGTATAGTGTTGTTACTAACAATACTTCTTTTGGAGCTTGGGTTAATTATCCAAATAATAGTATGTTTAGAAATCCTAGTGGAATGTCTCCTTCAGGTTGGAATATAGTTACTATTACAGTCGATGGTAATTCTAGTGAAAATCAAATTAAAATTTACCATGATGGTAGACATATGTTTACTTATACAGAGGGGCCTGTATTTCTTGAACCAAGTGGAGAAATGGAAAATAGTTTATATTTCTTTATGAGTAGTAATAAACTACATAAGCTAGAAATATATAAAGGCAAAATTAGTGAAAAAGATGTTATCAAAAATTACTTATATTACAAAAATTTGTTAAATTTATAATAATGAAAAAGATATTATTATCGATTATATTATTACTAGGAATACTTACTTCTGCTTTTGCACAAGAAGAAGTTATTTTGGATAGTTATCCTAGATATATACATAAAACTACAGATAGGTTTTATGCCCCTGTGGATGGTAATCAAGTTGTATATCTAGCAGATAGTACAAATTGGTATGTTATTACTACTAGATATACTAAAAGATTTTCCATGTCAGATGTGTTTTCAGATGGTAATTACTATGAGGTTGACTCTACCTATAAAGCTATGTTAACTGGTAGTGGTAATGGGTCTTCAAGTACAGCTTCTGGTAGTGCAGTTGGAGCACATGTTAATTTTGTAGCTGGTGTTCAAGACGGTACTGTTACGTGGACTAGTGATAGTTCTCTAACAATAGCAGGATTACCATTTACGGTCGGTGGTTCAAATTGGTTTGTATATATAATGGGAGTTGCAAATGATACTACTGTTTTTATACAGAATAGTCCAGATGATCAAAATATGATTTACAGTGGGGGAGTACTAACAATTCAAAATTATACAGATGCTTTACCATCTACTGCTGAATATAGTGTAGGTATGACTGTTCCTGAATATACTAACCCTGAATTTTGGGTAGATGATGAAGATGAAGATAGTGGTAGTGTTAATATGACAGCTATTGATATTATGGGAGCTGGATATAAGTATTTCTCTATGGACATGTATTTATATGCAGGTACAAATGATACACTAACTCTTAAAATATATGGTACTAACAATACAACTGCTACTACAAGTTCGTTAAGTGGTTGGAAAGACCTAACTACATTACTTTTGGGTTCATCTTCCCTACAAGTTATTAATACAACCGATACCATTGTGGGCATTAGATCGACTCCATTTCCCGTAGATAGAATTGCTATTCGTAGAGTATATGGAGCATCTGCATCTGGTGCTGAAGATAATGCTTGTGAAATTTATGGTGTACGTTCAAATTAAGATACTATGAAATATATTTTAACAATATTATTAAGTTTTCTTTTAGCATTTAGTAATGCTCAGTATCATGATCCTACTGTTGGTGGTTTTAGAGGTACTGAAGATTATTTTGATAATGGTGAATGGGCAGGTCAGATATATCATGCTTGGTATGGTGTTGAATGGGATATAACCGCTAGTGATCCAGCAGTTGCTAGTATTTATGGTAACTCTACATATGCTACTAACAAACCTGTACACGTAGCTATCAAATATGCTTGTGTTAAGGATGATAAATCCATTAATTATTATCTTGACGAAAGTGATTTTACTAAGAAAGCAGATGGTTCTGTAAGTGATCTTAGTGGAGTAGACGGACAGGTTATGATGATACTTCCCAAGTATTATGAGAAATGGGAACAAGATGGGAGTAAAGTTAGGTATATGATTAGTGAATATCCACTTGCTGGGTTTGAAGAAGTTGACAGTTGGGCAATAGGTGTATATGAGGGGTCATATACAACCGGGGATACATTGCAGAGTGCAGCTGGGAAAACGATAAAAACAAATATCACGTTACCTAATTTCAGAATTGCTGCTAAAAAGAGGGGCAATGATTGGTGTGTGCTTGCTTATGAAGCATACGAAAAAATGACGATGCTTTATCTGATTGATGAACTTACCTGGAACTCTCAGGCTTCAGGAGCATTGGGAACAGGGTTAACAGATG